TGAGTCTTCGGTTTCAGAGGCATCATTCGGGAAAACATCAGCATTATCACCTACACCATCCTTATCTGAATCTGCTGTTTCTGAAGCATTATTCGGGAATGCGTCAGCATTATCCCCAGTACCATCTTCATCTGAGTCTTCGGTTTCAGAGGCATCATTCGGGAAAACATCAGCATTATCACCTACACCATCCTTATCTGAATCTGCTGTTTCTGAAGCATTATTCGGGAATGCGTCAGCATTATCACCAGTACCATCTTCATCTGAGTCTAATGCTTCTAAAGCATCTAGCGGGAATGCGTCAGCTTTATCATCGGTACCGTCATTATCTGAGTCAGTTTTTAGTGGATCTAGTCCTTGACTTACTTCATACTCATCACTTAAACCGTCATTATCATCATCAGTATCATCGTAATTGTTGATGCCGTCATTATCTGAGTCTTTCCTTTGGTCAGCATCCCAGAACTCTGACTCACGGGGGAAAGTATCTAAGTTGTCGGGAACACCATCATTATCGTCATCAGTATCAGCGTTATTACCTATACCGTCGCCATCAGTATCAAAGGCCTCTTCTGGATTAAGTGGGAACACATCAACAGCATTATCGTAGGTATCACCATCCTTATCATTGTCATATTTGTCAGCAATGCCGTCGTTATCGGTGTCATACTGACGGTCAGCGTCTTTCTCAAAAGCATCGTCTGCGTTACGAACGCCGTCACCATCAATATCATCATCAACGCTATCTCCAATACCATCTCCATCGGTATCTGTAGATTGACCAGCATCTTTAGGGAAGGTATCGTTAACATCCGCAATGCCGTCACCATCATCATCCGAATCAAACTGATTAATGATACCGTCACCATCTAGATCTTCACGATCAACACCAACCCCAAAGTTAGGGTTTGCTACATGCCAATCACTTAGAAGTTTTAGCCATTCTTCGTTACTGAGATGAGGGTACTCTTCTCGGATTCCCGGTCTAGGATCGCCTTCTATAAACTCCCCCCGTGCAATCCTCTCATCTCTTGCTTCATTAAACGCGTCAAGTTCTGCTTGAGTCTCTACAGCCGCATTGTTATCGTCCGCATCAGTTTTATTACCTGCGCCATCGTTGTCTAGATCTTCCCAATTTTCTGGGTCATAAGCATCAAAATCATCGTCGTTTAAGACGCCATCATTATCTATGTCTGAGTCAGAGTTATCACCTGTACCATCATTATCGGTGTCTTTAGATTCCTCAGCATCAAATGGGAAAGCATCTTCCGTATCTGGCGTACCATCATTGTCATCATCGGTATCATTGAAATTAGAAATACCATCGTTATCACTGTCTAGCTCTTGACCGGGGTATTGGATCTCCGGATTACCCCAATCGTGGTCTTCATCATTATTAACGCCATCGCCATCGGCATCAGGGTCATCTTGATCTGCAAGTCCGTCGCCATCTATATCTGAGGTATACCTTCCGTCATATGGAAGATCATCTTCAGTATCTGGCGTACCATCATTGTCATCGTCGTCATCATCTATATCAGGTATACCGTCTTCATCATTATCAGGTGGTGGAAGCGTACCTGTCGTAGATTCGGTCATAGTAACAGGATTATATATATTACCGGGATCGATATAACCAGAACTATTTGGGGCGGGAATAAGGTACCCATGCAAACCATCTTGGTTGTCTCCAGATACCGCGTCTACTGCTACGGATGCGTTTATATTCCCTGCGCTGGACATATAATATGGCATAGTTCCCGGCACGAGTCTCTCCTCCCAATCTTCGTACCCGCCGCCGTCGTCTTCAAATCCCCCTAAGATAGGCTCAAAGTTTGTTAAGAATTTACCGTCGTCACCTTTAACTCCTATAGGTGGTACTTCTATATCCCCATAAAAGTTTGCTTTGACTCTATAATCTTGATGCTCCTCAGAAGGCATGAAAGGAGTTATGCGCTGCTCTATAAACTGCTTGAAGTCCCTATCACTTGCGTCTCTATATTCCGAGAACGCAGATCCGTCAGCAATAAAATCTTGTAGCTTGACACCTTCGGTCTCGTTAACATAGTGATATAACATCAACAAGTCAGCCGTTAAGTTTAATTTACCATCACCATCTACGTCGAATACGTTAAATAAAGGCGAACCAAAACCACCATCTTTAAGCACCTTATGGTACTCTTTGAGAGCCGCAGTCATCTCAGTCGCATTTCGAGTAGAATTTGGCGTTATATGATAATCGGTTGCTTCAAAATCAAAAGTTGTAGTGAATAATGCGTAGTACAATGACTGAATATCTTCTACTCCAACTACACCATCTTGGTTCATATCAAATGGGGAGTAGTTAAATTGAGATCTGCTACTGTCTTTTTCTGCTTGTTCTTTAGAGCCGGGGTTGTCTTGGAAATAATAATCTCTAGCTAGAGGAGTGTCGCTTACCGGGTAAGGAAAAGCAGACAGGTACACATTATCGACATTGTCTAGTAGGTCACGGTTCCCATCTTCAAAATACCTATCGGCAAATGCTTCGGGAGCACCTGCAGGACTTAGTAGGTGTCTACCTGTGTGTGTAGAAAAACTTTGCAAGTATGGGTCTTGTGCGTATTGCTTTTTATATTGTTCATGCGCCCAAACTAGAGCAGGCCCCGCGTTAAACTGGTCAATGTTTCCTCTTTCCCAAAATCTAGTATCCATGAGCGACTCGGCGGTAATATATTTAGCACCGAACCTTTGATATGGGTCAGAACGCACAACGTCGGAAATAAGAAGCCGAGAAAACTTATCAAGGGTGTTCCACGCGGGGATAGAAGTCGTTCCGATATAGTTACGCCCAGCAGGCCTAAGATCATACGTTTTTAACCATACAAGTGCAGCGTTTATGCTGGGTATATGTACATTACCGTATGCCATGAATTAGCCTTATAGTGAAGCGATTATGAATGCTAGTAATTCGGGATACCGAACACCGCGTCTTGTTACCTCTGTAGCTGTAACACCTTCTGGTATGTGTGCCTGCTCATTGTAGACTTCTTTTTTTGTTTTTGTGACCCCATCTTCATCAGTCTGAGTCACATCAGCTTCCCACCAAGTAGTGCTTATAAACATAGCGTACCTGCCAGCGTCTAAACCCTCAGCAGTAAAAGCCGCATCAAGGTCTTGAGCAATAATACCAAAGTGTATTCTAGCACTATCACCGTTTTCTGCAACTGAATCTATCCATCTAAACTTACGTAGTAAGCCTTTTGCAGCTAAAGCTACTCTTTTTTCTGCGTCAGATAGTTCTTCTATGTCTTGTTTTAAGTTCCCGTCTGAAGTTTGTATTGTACCATTAGTAGCATATACATCATCAAATCTTGTAGATGAGCTACCCAAATCAACAGCATTATCTTTGTCATCACCAATTTCATCTACTGGACGAATAATATGACTAGAAAACTGAGTAGTAGCTAAAAGACCACAACCGGGGCCAGCAAAGAATGTACCACTACCATACTGAACATTAGTGTAGCCAAGACTACCTCTAAAGTTAGAACTTGCGTAAAATGTTATCATGCGCCCATCAGCACTGCTACTACTGTTGTTGTTGAGCACTTTGAACAACTCGCCTTCTTCAGATGTTTTATACCCGCTTATCAAAAAGTCGTGGCTTAATGTAGATGTACCAATACTTAACTGGTCTACACTATGTATATCTTTGTCATTTGCATCTAAGGCACCTCCAAGCTCTGGAGATGTATCATCGACTACTGCAGATATACCACTTGATACTTGCGCCCAAGTCAGCCCCCCTGTGTTACCTGATTGCGCAGACAAGAAATAACCATTAACTGGAGCATTAGATACTTTAAGGTTAGCTTCGTCTACTATATTGTCTGCAATCGTTAGGGCTGTAGCTCCTGTAACTTCGCCTGTATGTGTAGCATTAGTTACTTTGGCTGTGTTGGCTGTGATGGCTGAGTTTATTGCGTCTGCAAGTTTTGCATCTGTTACTGCGTCATCAGCTATTTGTGCGGTGGCTATAGTCCCACTTAAACTAGATGTAGGGTAGTTAGTAGCGTCACTTAAATCAAAAGCAGGTGTAGTATCAGAGGCACCCAAAGCTACAGTCACACCGCCAAAATTTACACTGTCATTAGCTAACTTAGCATTAGCTATGCTGCCAGCTAGTTGGGCATTAGTAATAGTCCCACTTAGACTAGAGGTTGGGTAGTTTGTTGCGTCACTTAAATCAAATGCAGGAGTAGCGTCAGTCTGACCTAAATCAAGAGATACACCCCCATAAGACACACTATCGTTAACAAGTTTAGCGTTAGTTATACTGCCAGCTAACTGCGCGTTCGTTATAGTGCCCGTAAGGTTTGATGTAAGGTATCCAGTGGCATCTACTAGGTTAAACGCAGGTGTAGCATCAACACCACCCAATGCTAACGTAACACCACCAAAAGATACTGTAGAGTTTTCTAGCTTACTATTCGGTATGCTACCATCAATAATATCATCGGAATCATATTGCAAAGCACGGCTAAGCGCGTCATCTACATTAGCAAAGAAAATCCTAAGAACAGCATCTCGCTGTATTGTAAGCGATTGGTTGTACTCCGCTGGAGGTTGAGGTAAAACAGGAGCATGAAAAGGTTTGTTTGTGTTCCGTATTTTAGTAGCCATTAGCTACCTCTTCTACCATCAGGACGCATGTTTAACCTTGGTGTACCTAACTGCCATTTAGTACCTAACGAATCAGAAGCTAATTTTATTGCCATCTGTCTGCCACGCACACGTATATCGACCTGCTCAGTATACTGGTCTACAGTCTCGGCAACCAAAATTACTTCTTTCTCACTATTACCACCCTGTGATAACGGATTATTGTTAGCAGCTCCCGGCTCACTACTCGCCAACAAAGACATATCTACACTAGGAGTAGCAGAGCTTGAACCCACAAAAGTAACGTCTGGTATCAACTTGTCCACAAACGTAAAACTAGTTCCTGACTCTATACCAAACTGTCCAGATGTTATGTATGCGTCAATAGCGGTATTTGTAGCGCCTTGCCCGTCATCGTTACCATTCTCATGCTCTACTAAGTTATATGTGTTTGTAGCAGCTAAAGGGAAATCGTTTATAGGAGAGTCTAGCCAAGCACTACGATCCATAGTTCCAACATACCAAATGTCTTCTAAGTAGTTATATACTACATACTTATCTGGGGCTACCCTACTAGTGTTGGAGTCTGACACATAGAACCACCATATCTCATGGTATTCTTCTAATGTACCAGCAAATGTCTGTGCATACTGTCCTTTATCCAAATCATCAAATATGAATTTCCGTACGTCGCATCTTAGAGGTTGGACAGTTCCATCGTATTTGTAAAATTTCTCTTTCCCCATCCAATATGCGACTCCGTTGGCGTATGCAACGGCCTTCGACGAAGCTACTGACATGTTTGACCCAACCAACGTAGAACTCCATACCACTGGAGCACCAACATACTGCAGCGAATACAACGCAGCATCGGTGAAAACCAATATTTCTTGTCGTGACTGAATTGCAGTTACGATTTCTGTGCCTTGTGATAACTGCAAGTCTCCTGATTGGTTAGTTGAACGGGGTCGCCAGTCAAACATATCTTCTTGGTCTGACCAACGCATTAACAAGGGGTTAAGTGTTTCTGTGGTATCTCCGAACGCGTTAGTACCAAAACAAAATACAAACCTACTAACATCAGACACTAACAAGTGGTTCTGTACGACAGGCACTTCAGCAGAAAGTTCATACTGTGCAGTAACATCCTTGCCTCCACCAGAAGTAGACGCAGTAGCGGGATCGGCCCCATCTATTTCTTCTGTGGTAAAAGTGTTAGCTGCAGAATCTACTGATTCTATTTTATGTCGCCCATTTATAACCGAAGCTGAAACGCCAGATATATCACCATCGCACCCTGCTATAGTTACGAATTGCCCAACCTCATAGACTCTTTGTAATGTAGCATCTCGCACAGTTATTTTTTTAGAGTCAACAGTAGTAGATATAGGGTCGCCATCAAATACGTAGGTATAACCGCCAGAATTACTATCTAATGGGTTTGCACTTATATTAACAACGGTATTATTATACATTTTGGACGTGACCGTAGTGCCCGCTGCAATTTTTCCTGCGGTAGTGCTTGTAACTATAGCGCCAACCCTAATATTAGGCACAACGGAAGAAGATAA